GTGGGCAGACTTAGCAAGAAGGTTACACAAGCAAAGACCGGAACTTACAGTCAATGCTTGGCGAAAGAGAATCGAGGTTGCGCGTGAGAGAGGTGCTATCACCCACATACAGACAAACAACTTCACAATCCAACATCTCGTTGATACTTCCGACACTGTTGAAAACTTGTGGGAGCGTGTTGAAAGTGAGTCGAAAAAGGCAATCCTTGGTAAAGAAACATCACGATGGGCTGACATATCTTTCAACGAGACAGATAAGTTCATTGGTATCGCCTTTGCATCAGACCAACACATCGGTAACAAGTTCACCGACCATGAGCGTATGCGCGAAGATGCAGAACTGATTGCAAGAACAGAAAACTGCTACGTTATCCATGCAGGTGACTTCATTGACAACTTCGTCATAGACAAACCGAAACCCGCTATGAAAGCACCGATTCCCCCTAGCACACAATGGAAACTACTTGACCACTACCTATCACTCTTTGAAGACAAAATGGTTGGTGTTGTCGCAGGTAATCACGACCTTTGGAACAAAGGTATGACAGACTACGACCCATTAGAACAGAAGGTCAAGGCATTGGGTGTACTTTACCATGAGCATGAGTTGAATATGCGACTTTGGGTTGGTTCAGTACCATATCACATTAGCGTCAGACACAAGCGTAGAGGCAACTCGCAACTGAACCCCGGTCGTGTTATCAAGAAGTGGTACGAAGACGGCGACAGTGAGTTTGACATTGGTGTCATTGGACACAACCACGTTCCCGTTGTTGAAAGTTTTACGAAGCACGGACTTGAGCGTTGGGCAATCAGACCCGGTTCGTACAAAGTTATGGACAAGTTCGCTGAAATGATTGGGTTCGGTACAGAAAAACCCTCATGCCCTATGGCAATCCTTAATCCGCACACAAGAGAAATACAAGTCTTCTCTGATTTGCGATTAGGTGTAAGAACACTTGAAGTTTTAAATGGTGACTAAGATGGAAGACAAATGGAAAAGTAATGATGACAGCATCTATTTTATTGATATGGACACAGAAAATCTCATGTTGGTGTTAGAATTAGATGATGAGACCATTACTGTTTCTCTTGCAAGACCCGATGTCGAGACTCTTGTTGAATTCTTAGCAGAGTGGGCCGGATTCCCCGTATATCTCAATGATTCTGATTTCGATGCTAACACAAGTTATGGTGAATACTGATGAGTATTATTTCATCGTTCAATCTGCAAAGAAGCAGACGCGATATACGACACTTCTACGAGTGGCTTGGTTACACATGGGGCAACCATATCGAAGATTGGTTCAACTTGTTTCACGATAGAAGGGGTAAAGAAGTTCACCGTGTCTGCGTGATTGCACCACGAGACCACAGTAAGTCAACGACACTCCGAGTCGAAGCACTCCATTCCCTTCTTTTCAAGAAGTGGCGTAACAAACCTTTCACGACGTGGTTGTTTTCAGCGAGTAAAGACCTCGCGGCTAACCGCCTTGAAGAGATACGAGAAGATATGAAGCGTCATCCTGACCTATCGAGGCTTATCGACGAAAGCCGTGGTGGTAAGTGGGAGTTACGCCTGACCAACGGTGCATGGATTAAGGCCACATCAGTCGGCTCCGCTATTCGTGGTGAACACCCTTCCCGTATTATTCTCGATGACGTACTCGATGATATGGGTGATATGTCTGATAACAACGTGAGACATTGGTTCAGAAAGAAGTTGACGCCCATGCTATCCCCCGGCACTTCAATTATCTGTGTCGGCACTCCACTTTCCATGACTGACCTCTACCATACTGAAATGCTTGAGAACGAAGCATGGGTATCTTGGAAGAAAGGTGCTATCTCAAACTATGATGAGTGGGTACAAGACAAAGATAACGTCGAACCCCTGTGTATTTGGCCTGAGCATAGACCTGTCTCTTTCCTACTTGAACAACGGAAGGCTATGGGTGAATTGGCTTTTGCTCAAGAGTATCTGTGTAGAGTCGTTGACGATGACTCTGCTGTGTTCCCACAGCGACTAACAAGAAAAAATCTCAACATGGATGCCGTCATTGAAGAACTCAAGTTGCATCCCGGCCAATATGTCATCGGATTCGACCCTGCGCACGGTATCGGTCAAGACTACTCTGTCATGGTCGTCTGTCGAAAAGATGATGATGGCTACATCCACGTTGTCAACATTTGGCGTCGAAATGATTTCGAGCCTTCTGCACAGTGTGATGAGATTATCCGTTACTGTGAAGCGTATGGAGACCCAATAGTCGCCGCTGAAAGTGCAGGTTTTCAACGGTTGTATAAATCTATTCTCGATACAAAGGGTGCTGTGATAAATTACCGTGAGTCGAAAGTTTCTAACCGCACGTTGAAGCAAGGTTTGATGCAAAGACTTCGTACTTGGTTTGAACAAGAGCGCGTTATCATCCCCTACGGTAATGACCACACTAGAAAGACAATGAACATGATGCTTCAGGAGTTAGAATCTCATGCTTGGGATGGGGGCTTCATAGTTGACAAAGGTAAGCACAACGATATTGTCATGGCACTTGCGCACGCAATAGACCAATTCGGTGCTGTAACATTTACAGATTTACCTGTTGCATCAAAGGCTGTCTCTATGGACAGTTGGAAGGGTAAGTCTCCGCCGAAGCGGACAAACAGGAAAAGTAGCGGTCGCTACGTTCCCTTTGGTGGTTGATTATTCCTTCTTTGACTTCTTCTTGGAAGTCTTTTTCTTTGCAGGTTTAGTACCTACGCAGACCCAATGCTTACCATCTATTTCAACGGTGATTCCGCTTGGGGAGGAAGCCAACTCATAGAGTTTGCCTTCATGTTCCATTGTTTCAGTCACTTAGAACACCTCAAAGTGCTTTGTAACCTTGGACAATAACAATCATTGGGTTCAGGTCGTCGCCTGTCCCATCGACTGTGGTAACTCGGAGTGTGCCACCTGCGGCAACTGTGATGTTTGCAGTTGTTAGGTTGGCCGCACGCACGACATCACCTGCGCTACCTGATACGTCAAGAGCGGCGGTAATGTGGTTTGAGCCTGTTCCGTTGGTTACACGGACTGTATCGCTTGATGCACCTGCACCGGACATGATGACGTGGACATCTGTAACGGTCATCTTCTCTTGAATGGTCGTGTCAAGGTTTGCACCCGCACCTGAAGCGGTTACAAGTTCAAGCATGATAGGAACATATTGTGTTCCGCTTGTGGTAACTGCTGTTCTTCCCTTCAGTGCGTTCTCCAATAGAACATTGTCATCTTTTAGGTGTCGTGTCTCAGTGAACTGATTCAACTTACGGTTCTTTGCCATGCTTCTACGACTATTGATTTGATTCATAAGTATTTCGGAAGATTATACACTTTTTCATAAACTTTAGTAAAATTTGAAAAAAAATAACAAAAATTTTGCGTGGTGGTAGGCGACTATCGGCTACGCCGATAGTCGATTTTTGGCATCTCGATTTTTCCTATAACATTTTCAACCAGAGGTTGAAAATGTTATTTTTTAATTCTATGCGGCCAATCGCGAAATTTGCCAAATCGAACTCAGTAGTTCGATTTGGTAAATTAGATGTAAGTTTTCTCGGAGATTTTTTTACATTCTACACCTTTGGTGTAGAATGTAAAGCGGTTCAAATCGGTGGCTCCACCGGAAATCAGGGTTCAACACTCCCTTCTCTTACGAGAAGGAGTGTTGATGTCGGAGGCCGATAAAATTTGTCAACCCCGTAGGGGTTGGTCTTGGGAGCCGAAATCGAAACCCACTTTTCTTACTACACCTTTTAGGTGTAGTAAGTAAAGTGACATTTTTTTGAACAAAATTTCCTTTAAAATTTATACCATTGGCTTGCCAATGGTATAAATTCAGATTGGTTTCTTACAAAATACACTTTCCTATGGCGAAGCCATAGGAAAGTGCTACACGCATAAGTTTATAGACTGACTGCGAGTCTGACCCAGCATGGATTTGGAAACCCATGTGAGCGCGGAAGCGCATGAGACCCTTCGGGTCGGCTCAGACCGACTCGACGGCGAAGTCGGCCACAGTGCCGCAACAGGAGACCGACTCCCCTTCGTAGAAGGGGAGAAAGACCGGATTGGTCTGGAGGAATTTTTCCTCATCGAAGATGAGGATTGGAGAAATTCCATCGTTTGGGCCAAGGCGTCTCCTCTGGAGACGACTTGGAGCCACGAAATGCCCTCCATCGAAGATGGAGAATTTGCCACCGTAGGTGGTTTCATCATCGAAGATGATGGGTTGGAGGAGCAACTTTCGACCGGATTTGTCCTCGTAGAGGACAATGGCATCGGATTTGCCGAAGCCACAACCGAAGGTTGTGGATTTTGTGGGGATTCAGTTCCTTCGGAACTGAACTACGGAGTCCTCAAATCGGAGATTTGTGACTTCCTTGACTACGTCAAGGAATGGAGAGCCGAAGGGGGTCTTACAGACCCCGAGGAGTTCGGCCTCAGAACAGAGTCCGTAGGACTCTGTTCTGCTCAGTGTGGTCTCGGCGAACTTCGTCACCTCCTTAAGGAGGTGGTCTGAAGTGACCATCGAAGATGGTCGAGGGGAGAAAGCCCTGAACCCTTCCCGGCAATCTTCGATTGCCCGGAAGGGGCCAACTTTCAACGGCCCAACCACCATCGAAGATGGTGACAACAAGGAGATGAAAAAGATGAATGAACAGTGGAAAAATTTCACCATCGTAGATGGTGAAAAGATGGAGCAAGAGAGAGAACAATTCGTAGAATTGGTTGAAAAGTCCAATAAGTCGGACCGAAGGTCCGGCATTTTGGCCTCCAACGTAGTTGGAGAAATCACCGAAGGAGGTGAGAAAGTGGAACAAACGAAGTTTGAAAATGAAAATGAAGAAAACGACGAAGTCGGCCTAAAGGCCATCGAAGATGAGACCACTCTCGTAGAGAGTGTTGGGGAGGCAGAACTCTTCATCGTAGATGAAGAAACTTTCAACGAACCCTACACTTTCTCCGAAAGTGAATTGGAGGTTGGAGAATTGATTTCCACAGAGGAACTCTGTGGACTTTACCCCGAAGGGGTAAATCAATACCGACTCCATTTCCCCATCCTCTCCGAGGATGAAGTCCATTTGGAGGATTACTACCCCACAATCGAAGATTGTGTCGAAGCAATCTTGTCTTCGGTCCACTGTGATTCAGACGAAGTCTGTCTCCAAGTGGTTCAATCGGAGATTGGGATTGTTGCCGAATACTACTTCATCTTCGATGAACTTGGAAATCATGGTTGGGAATTGGACAACGAAGTTGTAACCATCGAAGATGAGGATTCACCGGAGGTGGCTTTCCGACTTCAAGTAGTCGAAGTTACCTCCGGTAATCCACTCTACTTGAAGGGAGGAAATTCCTTCAATGGAATTGAAGGGGTAATGGAGACAGTTGTGAGTTTCACTCACAAAGTCTACCATTCTGACACTGAGGTTCAAGTAGTCCTCAACCCCGAAGGGGTTCTTTGCTACTCTCCAACAGAGTTGAGAATTGTTGCCGATGAACTCATCCTCGGAGAGGATGGACTTTGGTATCTTGATGGTCTCCACATCTTCAACTACGTTGAAGATGGTTGGGAAATCAGTTACGAAGCCCCTTGTTCCATCGAAGATGACTCCATCGAAGATGACGACGACGACGACGAAATCGAACTCATCGAAGATGAAGATGAAAATTGGATGGAAGTTTTCGGTGAAACCGAAGAGTCAATCGGAGATTGGGCCAAAGACTACGTCTTCTCTCATCTTGATAACTCCGAAAGTCACATCGAAGATGTGAAGAAGGCAGTTGGAGAGGATGAGTTTAACCGATTCTTCCTCAACCTCGGTCTCTCCGAGACCGACGGAGGCCGAGACCTTGCCATCTTTGTTGAAAACAACCTCACTACGGACTCTGATGGAGAAGACATCGAAGATGATTTGACCATCAAGAACAATTTGATTCGGGTTATCCTCAACTCCGTTGAGACCACCGAAGGTGACTCCGAAGATGACATCGAAGATGATGACGACGAAGGCTACTACGACTCCACCGAAGGTGAGATTCCTCGGTGCTTCATCGAAGATGAATACTACAAAGCCCTTCTTGAAGTCACCGAAGGTGGTTTGCTGAAGACAAAGATTGACCCCAATGGTTACTCAATCGAAGATTGGAAGTTGATTGGTGAGAGATTCGGCTCTCAAGTCATTGGCTTTTATTCAGTTCCCGACTACTTAGTAGTCGAAATGGGAATACTCTTCGATGACAATTGGGCTGAAGTCCGAGATTTCTTCACCGCTTTCAGCGAAATCTTCGATGGAGATGCTTTGGGATGTTTCTATGAAACATGGAGACCATCTTTCCAAGACGGAACCGACTCTGCTTTTGAGGAGGAAACAATCTCCGATTGGCTTCACCTCAAGAAGACCGTCGAAGAATGGAAACTGAATGGTTACATCGAAATCGAAGATTTCGGAGTTGCTATTCATTCCTCATTCTATCCGAAGGACTCCGAAGATTTCATCGAAGATGACGAACTCCGAAATCATGCTACTTTCAACGATACTGTTACTCAAACGACCGAAGGTCGAAGTGAAAACAAAGGAGGTGAAGACGAAATGAACCCTGAAAATGTTCTCCCTACGGGAGATGGCTTGACAGAAATTGGAACCGTCACCGGAGGTGAGACTGACAATTACATCGAACTTTCAGCAACCGGAGGTTGGGGTTGGATAGACGAAAATGGCGACCTCATGAACTCTATTGACTCGGTCAAGATTGCTTGCAATCTTGAAGACTACAATAATTGGATGAGTCTTTTGATGGCTTGCAAGCCTCTTGAGGCTTCTGAAATTCCATCTCTGATGGAAGCCTTCCCCGAAGGGGAAACCACCGAGTTGAAAGTTTGGCCCATCGAAGATGGAACTTTTGAAGTCCCAAATGAACTCATCCATCAGACCATTCTGACTTGTTCAAGACACAGTCTGTTCTTCAATTCCTATGGAATTGCCGCCATGACTCCAAAGGAACTCTACCAAATGGTTGCCGAGGATAGTGGATTTGAACCTGCTTGGAGAGTCATCCTGAATGAAGATGGTTCTATCGACTGTGTCGATACCTTCTGCTTCAATGATACTGACGGTGATTGTGCTTATGTTGCCGGACTTGGCTTCGCCAACTTCTTCAACATCAAGAAATCAAACCAACTTGTTGATGATGCCGAAGGCATTTGGAAGAGATTTGGACCGGAAGACATTGGTTCACCAATGGAGACTCTCCACTGTCCCACCGAAGGTGAGTTTGTTGAACCTAATTCAAATGGTTATCTTGTTCTACGAACAAAGGACTACTTTGATGACATCGAAGATGACTCCGAAGATGACATCGGAG